ATTTGAAGTAAGGCTTCTTCGAAAAACCACGGGTCTGCGTGCGTGCGTTCGCTCCATCTAACCAAACGGTTATGAAAACGGACACACTCTTCCTGAGACCTGACGATCTCTTTCTGATATATAGGCGTAACATCGACCAAATCATGATAATGTTTCCCACAGGACTCGTAAAAGAGCCCCTTGGAAAAACTTTTTTCAAGATTTACTTCGAAGCCCATATAGCCGAGTACGTAGACAAGTTTCTCATATCCAGTTGCTGGAATGATAATGTCGTCTCCATAACAAAGCACATCAGAAGTGGAAATACCCTCAAATTCACACACAGAAGAAGAGATAGCCCAGAAAATGAGCGTCTCTAACTCAAATGTGAACGCGTTCCCCATAGCACTAAACTTCTGGGTTCTTATCGAACCCTTAGGCATAAGTGTTTCCTTGGTACGTATGGTATTAAGCCAAACAAACCAGTCGGGAGGGAGGAGTAACACGCAAAGCATGACTACGATAGAATCTGACGCATTCCGTAAATCAACGGTAGCGCTTCCCCTTAAGAGAGCCCACAAGGCTGCCTCTTGGTTGTGTTCTTGCGAACTCAGATCTATCCCGACGCGTCGTAACCTCGATCTAATATACTGACCAGTTCCCTGCTGCAAATATCCATTTGCAGTAGGTTGCATATCAATAACTCGATCGATATCGTACGTTTTAGGGACTGTCGAGAACCTGGAGTGCTCTTGTACTTTAAAGAAGTCTTTGAGAAGTGAGCAAGGCCCGTCAGGGTAGATACCAGTTATGGCTTCTATCCAGTTGGGATCGCTCTCGATCAAAATCTTCATATATTGTACCGCACCTTGGGTCGCCGACATGCAGCTAGTCATCTTTTTGTCCCGATACGTGCCACGCCGATGATCGGCAGTAGCACCCGGGCCCCATTTGCACTTCCGAAGAACTGTTCGTACGTCGAACGCGCCGAGTACAGATTGAAGTCTTTCCTGAGCCATCGAAATGATGGTTATCAAGTCAGTGCCGGGGAAACCGGAACCTTCAATTAGTGCTCGAATGCGTTTGTTCGTATTTTCGTTCTTGGCCTCGATATTGTACCAGTTATCGATAGCAGCTTGCTTAGGCTGAATGTCCTTACTACTCCACCCCTTCCATTTAGAAAGGAGCTTTGATATAAAGTAATCATCAGCGAAAACTCGCGTCTCAGTGCAATCGTAGTCAACAGCAATTTTGGCAGGGATCCCTAGGGAAACCTGTTTGGAAAGCTCCAAGCTACGGGGTGACTTGATACGCTCACATATTGAAAGTATCGCACTTTCAAATGCACTATCACTAGTGTAGTGAGACATCCATTTGCCTTTCTTTTCAGTTCAAACTACGATCTATAACTAACTTGCGTTAGCTATAAAACTTCTCGCGATCCTCGATCATATTCTTGATCCAGGTAACCGCCGGCAGGGCTGTATGCATCTTAACAAGATGCTCACAATCCAGCGCGACGGCTCGCTCGGGTAGGATGAATTCCTGAAAAGACCTTGGAATGTATGCAACAGTCGGTGCCGGCGCGATGCCGGTAACCGTGTTGTTGCTCAACGTTTCCAAGACGGGCTCGTGGAGACCAAGACGGATACGATAGGTTCGATCCTTAGAGCTTTGACCGGCGTTGGCCGGCGGAGGCTCTTTGAATTCGACAGAAATCTTCCAGTAACCGATTGCGTTCGTTTGCGAACGGTCGATTAGCCAGAGGATCCCATTCGTATCCACACCACTGGGGTTAAAGGTATGTGCAACCGGGGTACCGGCTGCGTCGTTCAGCACAATTGCTGCAACTTGGGGCATTTAGTGCTCCATCTGGCGTAGACGCCGTTGATTCCGCTTCCGCGGGATTCTCCAGTCAGCGAAGGTGCTGACTTAGGAGAGCTGCCATAGTAAGTAACTGAGAAGAATTTCTCGGCAACTTAAAAGTAGGCAGCTTGGGAAGAGGACTAGAGGTTAGCTTAAGACGCCTGAAATCAATCAGGTTCATACTAGACGAAGCATCGCTAATAAAGTATCCGCCGGAGTTCTTCCGGTTTAAACCTATTAAACGATGCGAGCACGACTCCACCTTGAGGTGGGTCATGTAACCTGACACAAAGTCAGAATCGTATAGTAGCGAAGTCTCTAGTGATCTTATCATTCCTCCTACATCGTAAAAGTAGTCCACGACAAACGAATAGGGCAGAAGCTCCCACGCTATCGATACAGGGTTAAGAGAGGTCCAACGTGAAACGTTGAGCCCGTCTTTTGACTTGTATTGCAGGTGAAATCTTACGCCTTCTAAGCAGTCGGCAGGAATAAATTTACTTTGGTCGGGTGAATCAAAGATTGCCCATAGCTTATCTACTTTCTGATTTGCAGATCCTCGAACTTGAAGTAAACCGCCCAGTTGATAGTTATATAACTCATCAAGTGCGCCGTAAACATCTTGTACTAGGGGTCTCCAGCCTAGATTGTATTTAAGCCAATTCTTCCCACTACCCTTAAGACTACCCTTTAACCACGAAGCGTTTCGCGTAACGTATGAGCTCAGGGAACCGATGGATTTAATAAGGCGACGGGTCGAGTTTAACTCGGCCATAGCAATACTAAGATCCAAAGAACCTCTAAGCTTATCGTAAACACGCTCAAGCGCAACATTGTACAGAGAGTCATAGTTATTGGGGAGAGAGTTGGATACCCTATCAAACACATACTTTCGAGAGAGGTCGAGGTTGCCGCTATCTGTATATACAGGACGACCGTTTGCGTCAAAACGCAAATCAGATCCTGTATAAGCGGTGCCTCGTTCTATCGTATATCTGTGATTGTTAGGGGCCTTCTTATCTCCATTAGCGGTTGAAAAGTTTCGCACCTGCTCATACGAACTGGTTACACCACTCGTGAATTCGTCGACGGTTCCGTCGGCGTAAGCCCGAGTAAGCTTGCCAGGACGTATAGTAAGATGGTTCTGCATCTCAAACTCCAATTTAATAACTAGGGGTTCGGACCTCTCACGAGAGTCCCAGAAAGATCCACTCCGTCCTTAGGCCGGAGGAAGATGCGCAAGCTCACTAACGAGACGAAGTCGCTTCTCAAG